CGTTAGTGAAAATTTTGTAACCCATCGTATCTTGAGACAGTTCCGAGATTTTGGCTATCCAGCGACCCGGTTCGAATACGGTCGGATGCAAAATCGTTCTGTCAAAACATGCAATCGTGCCAATTAGCAATTTGGATACCCTTAACATTTCGGCAAGTATCTCGTCGTATTTCTCCGGTAAATGTTCAATCGCGTCGAAGGAAAAGCAAACATCGAATTCCTTGTCCTTGAACGGCAGCGTACCTTTTAGCAAGTCGTGCTGAACGAAGTTGTAGTTTTTACGATTGTACGGGCCCGGCACTATGTCCAGGCCGGTAATATCCGTATAATCCATATCAGCCAACAGCTCACATAATTTACCGTTACCGCACCCAACGTCGAGAATGGAGACCGGCGGATCAGGAAGCAGCGGCAACCAGTACCGAAGCCTTCTCAATCCCTGGTTAGTATTTATGTAACCTTCGTGACAGTTGTGCATCGTTCTATATAACGCTTCATGTGCCGTCGGCATTTTCATAACTATTCGCCTTCTTCCTTAAAAACACTTCCGAGAGGCGGCCCCGAAACCGGGAACCGCCCTCGGAAGAAGGGATTTCCTAATACCCTAACAGTGAATAAGAAATAACGTCCGTTTCAGTTGCAATCGCACCTAAACGAGTGAACGTCACTGTTCCGCCCGATACGGATCCGGTTGTAGCAAACGCAGGCATTCCATCGCCTTCAAGAATGCCCATGCCCATAAAAACTCTACTGAACTTCGAAGAAACAGTAAAAGTCTGGCCGGACACGTCAGCTATTGTTACACGACCGGTCTCTATTCGCATAGGCGGTAGAGGTGCACGCCTTTGTACCGTTGAGTCCCAAGCCATAATTAAAACCTCCTTTCAAAAAAGGTTATCGAGAAAGTTCCAATTAGGCCGTGGTATCGGCTACCATCGAATAGGCAGAGAAGTTCTGAACATCCGTTGCAGCTCCCAGGTGCCATTTGCAGACAGACGCCGAATCTGCAAGCGTCATATACGTCATCGCCGTAATACTGGCATCCGAAGGCGACAGGTAAGTCGCCAGATCGGCGACAGTATCGACCGGGCAAACGCCACCGACCCAGAACCAGCCGTATCTTGCATTAACCATTGTGCCAAGAGCGACGGCCACCGGCCCCTTGAGGTTGGCGTCACTGCCATCGTTGGTTACATGGCAATGCTGGCCCGCCGTTGCGGCTGCGGTCTTGTCCATACCGCAAGGCTCGCCGACAGTGGCGACGGCTACCGTTCCGGCACCGGTTGTGTAATACAGGTACATAAGCGTGGACCAGCCGTTTTGGGTGTCCTGGTAAACACGACGTTTTGTACCCAACGGATAATCCTCGGTTGTACTTAATGTCGTCCAATCGTCCGGATTCGCACCGGGTGTGGCCTCACCGGGCCAATTATCGATTAGGTACATTAGTTGACAATCTACTCCTACAGTCATTTGTATACTCCTTTAGTTAAATCAGTATTCTGAACCTTTGCTTGTTAATCCTCGTTAAAGCCGGAAATGTCACCGGCTATTAAGGCACTACGTTACTCAAGTACAGTTGCCGGTTCGGATGCCAGCAAACGAGATTGCCGCCGAACTTGATCCTTGCCAGGCTGAAATCAGATCCATTGGCAAGTTGCGACTGATCGAAAAATTCGGTCAGCTTGAAGTCGCGTTTGGGATGAATGAACATATCCCAATCCTTGAGATTGAGGCAATACAGCCGTCGCTCAAGTGCACCGGCAGTACCGGCGGTTTCGCCCATCGTTGTGTTATTGCCGGTTTTAAGGAAGGGGTCCTTAATAACACGACGCCGATCAATAATCATTTCCTCGAAGCCCTGTGTAGTCGTACCGCCACCCTTATTGAGACGGCTCGGCACGATCTTGTAGGGAGTGCCCCTGGCTTCGGCTTCCTCGATTAACGCCAGCCATAACACACCACCGACGATAGTAACGAGATCGACGTTGTCGGACTCAAGGTCCTCCATCGGTTCGAGAACACTTCTGAGCCAGTGAATACTTAGTGTGTATTCGCCGTTCTGGTCACCGGAAGCACCGCCCGTGGCATCGTACTGATTGTCCATCGGCTGAAACCAGTCATTCGTACCTGCCGACTTGCTCCGTGTAATCTGACCGTAAGTAGCGTCCACAGTGAGAGCGGAATTCAAACCTTGCATATACTTATTGGTATCGGTAGCCGCAAGAGAATGGCCGGTTCCACGATACATCAGCTTTCTAATATGCAGGCGAACGGCTTCCTGAACCTTCTTTACTCGAAGCTCGGAAAGGTTATGAAGCCTTGTTTTATCCGGAGTCTGGCTCTCGTTCTCAAGTTCCTCGTCCTCGTCTACCTGGATGGGAGCCTGGAACTTCTTTCGCCTGAAAGTGACACGTTCGGTAGTGTTCTTAACCTGGTGTGTCAAGGTTTCGTTGACCTGGTAGTCCTGAACGATGTCCTCCATCGTATCGGTATCGACTTCACGGTAATATTGCTTACCGCCTTTGAATTGCAGACTCTTCCGTTCCAGCATTAAAGCCGTAACGGGATTCTTCCGCATATATTCGACTTCCCACGACGCATCGTGCATATCGCGTGTGAGATTGTCGAGATCCTGATGAAAACTCATAATTAATACTCCTTAATGTACATCAGCCTATGCTGGCCGCTCTGAGTTGTGCCGAAACTTCGGCCAGCGATCCCGGCTTCAGCTTAACCCTGTTAAGGTTTGGCGATCCTCCGCCAGAACCTGGGTCGAGTGACGGATCAGAAGGGTTGACTTTCGCTTTTTCGTCGGCGGCTTTCCTGGTCTCTTTGTAACACTTTTCCAGGATTCGCGTTGCCTTTGTTGGATTACCAACCGGCACTTTACCGGCCTGTTGAAGCTCGCTAAACCGCTTAACGGCTGCGTTACGATGTTGCGGACCGTATTCTTCGTCCAGATCGGACAGTAGCTCTTCGTACACACTATTGCGTTGACTGGCGGCTTTGCTGGCCTCGCGTTCCTTGAGCAAGCCGTCTCTGGCTTTTTCAAGATCTTTAATCCGAGCATCCTTTGCCGTCAATTTGGCATCCAAAGCCTTTATAGCCTTGACCAGTGTGACGTCGCTATCTTCGAAATCGTCTTCATTGAGATCAATACCGCTATCTTCGGCCTTGGATTTCAAGGCTTCGAGATTAGATTGCATTTCCTCGTTTTCCTGTTTGAGAATTTCGATCTGACGCGTAGCTTCGGCTGCCTGACTCCTTGCCTTTTGGGCATTGGCAGCTTCCTGATCGGCACGTTGCCGGGCCTTGTCGAATTCTTCCTGCTTCTTACGTTCGGCTTCCTCGGCGGCTTTTTTGGCAGCTTCGGCCTCCGGATCATCGTTTTCGTTTTCTTGAGGAAGAAATCTTATTGACATAGGATCCTGGAACGATCCACAACTAAGCATTCTTCTGTTTATGTCACTTAACCACTTCATAGTTATTTCCTTTCGTTTGAGCACTTGTCTCTTTCCGGATTCATTTGCCTGGAGCTGGCAGTTTGGCTCATGTCCCTTTTGCTGCTCCTGGCTATCAGCCGCAACGAGCGGCTACTATTTTCAAAACCAAAGAAAAAGGGGGCACGTCGGTATAAACCAACGTGCCCCCGTAATAGGCAGCGTGATTACGGCACTTCAGCAGGGAGCGACCCCGCTATATGCCTGATATTCTTTGGTTAACAATTAGTTAATTAGCTGTTACGCTTCCACTTTTTCCCTTACTCATATCCCAGGCAACTTGAGCCGCCGATGGTAATTTTGTTTTTGCCGGTCCCGGCTTCGACGGCTTCGGCTTAACAACCTCGCCTTTACCGTTACAGGCGGGGCATTTTTTGGTTTTATCAACCAACAGCCCTGCTGCCGTCTTTGCCCGGTATCCGGTCTTCGGACTATGCCAATAACCATCACCTTTGCAGCGACTACAAATAATTATTTTATCGTTCTTCTTTTTCTTCGACATATTTACCCTGCTTTCGTTTTTTGCTGTTGAGGTTGATTAAGCTGCTGCTGATCACCCATCTGTGGAGCAAGCTGCCCGGCCTGCATCATTAACTCATAAAGCGGCTGCAAAACAGGTATCTGCCTAAGCACCTTTTGTGCTTCCTCTGGCGGCACCTGACCAAGCATCTGGCTAAGCTGGATGAATTTACGAAACAATATAATACCCTGGTAGCGAGCGAGGATCTTTTTGTGATTACTAATCTTGAGGATCCGCAGCATTTCAGCAAGCATTGGATTCGGGATTGGATTCTCAAGAAGTTTGTACGCCAACATGTAATCGTTTTTCTTCCTTTCTTCATCGAACGGCAATGTAGATCCAGGCTCGATATTAACGTCGAAGCGAACGTCAAGAAATTCCTGAGTCAATGCCATATTGTTCTGTTCGCCGTCGTCACCGATTATCCGTATAATACGTCCCGGCTCGTATTTGTCCTGAACAATTTCCGCTATTAAGGTAAGCGTTTTGTCGACCCACTGATCCAGGAAGATAGCTTGCAGAGCTGTGTAATCGTGACTATTGGTATCGAGCCGTGCAGCCTCCGTAGCCGTGATCTTGCCACCACCGCCACCCATCGTATTTTTTGTGCTCGCAGCCCCCCTGGCAGTATCCTGCATGAACATGGCATCGTCAATATCCTGCTTGAGAATACCGGCCAGTACCATTGTTGCAGGATCAAGACTGGCATAGTCCATATTCTTAATCTTATCGCTTTTGCCTTTTGCTGCGATAATATATTTACCAAGCCCGAACGGATTGAGCTGTCGAAGTTTGCCCTTGCGATCCTTGGCAAGTGCCCCGACCTCTACGATCCGCTCCGGATCAGCGGTAAGAAGAACACGGCGAACAAGGGCACTAATAGTCATATTGAGCATGTCGTTATTATTACGTGACATTTCAATCGCATTGCCACCCTGCCACATATGAGGCAGGATATGGTAAGGCGAAACCGAAAAAGGCCATCGGCTATAGCGATATTGCTGCTTCTCTTTTTTAGGATTCAGAATCACTTTACCGATCCTCTGGACAAAGCGACCGTTTGGAAACACTCTCTCGTCGTATTCCTGCGTGACCTGCTTCGGCCATTCCGTCAATTCTTCACCGGATTCTGCATCCAAAAACATCCCACTTACTTTTTCTTCGGTAATCCTGCCCGAACGTATCAATTGTTCGGCAGGAATATTATCTTCGATCTTTACGTGCTTTTCTTCGTAATCCTCCCAATAAATTTCTTCGATATCGACATATTGCTGCTTGTCTCCATCAACTGTTTTATCCTCGGACTGCTGAAACTTCTTGAGAATCAGATTAACAAGCTTACTGAATTTCAGGTTGGGAGCTTCGAGAGTCGATCCTTTCTGATGCTGGTAAGTAATAACTTCGCCGGCGACGTATTTCGGATCGCTGGCGGTAAAAGCCTCTTTCTCAATATCTTTCTTATATTCGGGCCAGCGATTCTGTGCCCACTCAAGCGTTACCCTCCGCTTCGTGCCGCAATTTTCAGCGGTATCCAGGCTGTCCGCACTCGGATCCACCCAGAACGTAGCCGGATGAATGAACGTCTCGCGAACATTGCCGATCCAGGACTTATTAACCTTGTCGTACCGAACGCGATCATCCCAATAAGTCTTTCCGACCATATACCCAAACAATGCGGCATCGAGTAAGCCGAGAATCAGCTTGAGACGCATTGACAGCTCGTATGGCGATTCCCATATATACTGCAACGCACCGGCCCACTTTTCCGTAAACTCGGTAACACCTTCCTTTTCATCGGACCAGGGAAACACAAGCACCTTAGGATGATTCTTCGCAAGCTTTGCAATATTCTGGAACATCAAAGGATATATGCGATTGACGACAATGTAATTCCAGTCTTCGTTCGGCTCGATATCCTCGAGCTGCTGGCCCCAGGCATATTTGATCGCAGTAAGCCACATTTCCTGCCATTGCTTCGTGACCCGCATCCCCGCCCTCTGCATTTCGTCGAGCTTGGTATTCAGCTCGTAATGAGGATCGGTGGCAGGATTATTAACCGTCTCTGTATAATTGTCTGTTGTATCCATTATTCGTCAATGTAAGATTTGAAACCTGTAATTATGGCGTATGCCGAAGCCGCCGTTGTACTACCGCCGTCGAGATCGACTTCGAGGTACACATCTTTAATGCCGTAAAGATTAAGCACCAGATACGCAATAGTGTCACCCAATGCCTCACTCCTGATCGTAGGATCGCTAAGCCATTCCACGTTGGAAGTTAGAGTAATGGTATCGGCCCAATATGCCGTAAGTGCAGTTTTTGTAATAGGATGATCCGTTACAAGCTTTGCACCAAGTGTCACCGTCCCGGACCACAATAGCATGATCGGCCCATTGGTTCGGCAGCGGCCATAGAGCTTGGCTGCAAAATCTTCATCCTCGGCGTCGGTACCGAAAAACGCAATTGCCGCCGCATTTACATCGTCGGGAATATCATACTTGCCTGCGATATAAGTATCGTTGTCATATTCGAACGTGGTTAGTGCGGTATCATCCGCAGCAACCGGCCCGCGAAGTAATTCCCACGGCTTTTTGACTATATGTTCAATCATCGTCGCTTAATTCCTTTCCGTTTTTGAGCAGTTCAAATTCTGCCGGTTCTCTCGTATCACCAAAGAGCCTTTTATTGTCCGGCATATCATCCGGTTCGAGCAACCTGGCCTCGAAGTTGGCTCGAAACCCAAGCTTAAAACCAAAATAAGTAATCGCTACACCGAGAAACATTCCCGATGAAAATATCGCTATGGCTATTAATGGCAGATATTCACTCATAATCACTCATATCCTCGAACATTAATTCGTTAGGATCGTCGTCGTCGAGATCGTCGTCGCTATCAACTTCACCCATAACAGGCACGGACACCCTGGTCTTTTGTTTCTTTTCCGCCCATTCGCAAGACTCGTCAAGAGGACATCGCAAGTGCATCTGGATAAGACCGGCAAGCATAATTACGCAATCGTCATGCTCACCTTGCCTCGCTTCCGGCTTGCCCTGTGAGTTCCAGATGAAAGTCCGAAGCTCGTCAATAACTCGAATATCATAAACCGTCAACTCGCCTTCTTTTATTACCTGCTGCAAATCAGCGATCATAGGCTTACGTGTCAGTGTCGTAGTCTTCCAGCCGAGCAGGGGCGTATCTTCCCGCTGATCGGTTTCCTCTTTGTTCTCACGCTGATAAATATACTGATAACCGTCACGCTTAAACGTATCGAGAATAGAAAGGCCGATGGAATTCATTTCCGGTGTAGCCCAGGAATAATCGTAATACTTCGCAGCCATTAACATCTGATCGCCGTACTCGATAGTATCCGGCCTGCCATAATAAACGGCAACCAGGTCTGTTCTTGTTCGATCGAGAACACCCGCAACGGATCTGTCGAGTTCCGATTTCTCGTCGGTCCTATCGGACGGTATGCCTTCGGCAACATCACCAAATTCTGCATACTCATGCCCCTTTTCGGGCCATCGCCAAATACTCCAGCAATTAGCCCGGCGATTAACATGGCGATAACGAACCTTGTTATCTTCCATGTAAAACTCAACATTGCCGATCGGCTTTTTGCAATGCTTTTCCATTCGATCCAGGTCCGTCGTCTTAAAAACCATGCGTCCGGACGTCTGAAAAGCCTCTTTGGCAGTCGATGGATATTCCTGCTTGAATAACTCAATATCACCGCCACACTTATTCTGGATCTTTAACGAGGCCCAATACATTTGCTCCGATGTAAACGACAGGCCCGCCGCTGTGCGTTCTCGAAAGAAATCCTCCACATCAGGATTGTTAAATCTTAAATACCCATTCCATTCGACAGGTAATGGCGTCTGATACTCTGGAAAGGACTGCCAGGACAAGAATATCGGTAAGTATCCGGCGTAATCGTGAGAATCGTTCCGAAGCCGCCTTACTGATTTCCAGTATTCATCGTGAAAAGCACCACTATCACCATTAGCCGTGCTCTCCTGCACGACCATCGTATTCGAATCTTCCGGAACTTCCTGCATAAGACCGAGCAACTGATTCTTTGCGTTAGCCCAGAACGCTACTTCGGTACAATGAACGTTCTGTGTAGTCCCGCCTCGTCCGAGTATCTTCGCACCTGCCGTCTGGCAGAGCATACTGGACCGCCACGGAGCCGAGTACCTTATCTCTCTGGCATTGGTACGATCGGTGTGGCGACGAATATGGGCAGGTATTTCCTGCTGATACGTCTCGCACATTCGAAACACCTTCGTAGTCGAAACGTCGTCGGCGGAAACGACACAGCCGTGATGGTTTGGCTGGCGATTGATTTTCTCGAAAATACAGGCTTCGATGTAAGTGCTAATACCCTCCTGCCTCGCCTTGAGGATAATGAGCATGACCGGCAACTTATGCTTAAGCTGCAATCTTATAGCATTGTAAACCTTGAGCTGTGCAATGTTGTGATCCAGAGACACAATACGAGATTGCTTGTTAATGATTTTAAGATTGGCCTGCTGCCAGCCCAGGGAAGTCCGAAGATAATCGTCAGCACACGTCGCTACCATTACTGGCCCTCCCCTTCGATACTACCGGTATCAATACCGGTTCCCGCAGCCTCTGCTTCGGCGATTTTTTGTTTCATCGCTTCCAGTGACATTGCTTCGTTGTTACGCTGATCGATAATGTTAGTGGCCTTGCCGTCAAGGAGCTGGACCCGGTGAGCGAGGACTTTGGATAGTTTCGTAAGCTCCTTCATGATTTCAGAAGTCAGATCCAACTTACCCTCGATCAGCTCTTCAAGCATACGAAGATTATACGCATCGAGCAGATTAAGCGATCGTCGAGTGCGTAATCCGGTGAACTGTTCTCGTCGTTGTTTAACCTTCTCGTTTTCCGCCGGGCATGACCGCATAATCGCATAAACTTCTTCTTCGGTCATGCCTGTATCGGCGGCAATTATAGAGACGGGATCCCCGCTGGCGTAGCGAGCGTAGATCAGATTCCTTTCTGTGTCACGCTTATCGCCAAATAGTAATTGCTCTTTGTCAGGCCCGAATATATCCATACAAACAGCCTATCGGATAATCCGGACTGCAATCTTGAGAGTGGTTGTCGTTTGGTTGTCGTTAAGGGTTTACGGTATGTAACACCATCGCTGCTAATGGCTGTTATTTACACAAAAAACGCCGTTATTACTCAATAACTACCCCCTACATCGGTCTACGGAACCGAAGGTTGGGGGTCCGAATCCCTCCAGGCGTATTTTCTAAAGCTATGAAAACACAAACCTTATGAAAAAAATTCTTGACAAACTCAAGGCGGATTGGTAGTCATATGGTTGTCGTTTTGGCGTTACGATATGACAGAAAGAAGGGAAAAAATGTCAAAAAAAATACATATCTGGTACAGAAAAGATCGCCGGAAGTGGTATGGTCAGTATCGGCTGAACGGTAAACGGCATACAAAAAGCTTTGCCAATAAGGAACAAGCTCATCAATGGAAGACGTACATGGACCATAAATTCAACTATGAACAATGGCAAGGCATAAACGGTATCAAATGGCCACTCCTGATGAAACTGTATATGGACCATAAAAAATCGCAGGGCTTGGCCAGGAAAACTATCGTTGAGATACGACATACACTAAAACTCTTCAATTATCATACTGACGAAATTCGGA